ATTGACCGCAAGCATGGTCGTCAAAATATTAATTATCTTCACCAAATTTTAAAACCATTTACGGAGGATACTTATGGTTGCATTCTTTACCAGGAACAAGTTATGCAGGCATGCGTACAGCTTGGCGGTATGTCCATGTCGGAAGCAGATAAAGTTAGAAAGATCATTGGTAAGAAAAAAGATGCTAAGGAATTTGATGTATTCAAGGACAAGTTTGTTAAAGGTGCTTCTGAGTATATTAGTCCTAATGATGCCTTGGATCTATGGCACGACTTCGAAGCACACGCAGGATACTCGTTCAACAAAAGCCATGCGGTTGCTTACTCTACTCTCTCGTACTGGACGGCGTGGCTAAAGTATTATTACCCACTAGAATTTATGTTTGCATTACTAAAAAATGAAAAGGATAAAGATGGGCGAACTGAGTACCTTATTGAAGCTAAAAGAATGGGGATTAGTATCAAGCTACCTCACATTAATGATTCGGATAAAGATTTTAAAATTGAGGGTAAGGGTATTCGGTTTGGACTCAGTGCTATCAAGTTCATATCTGACACAATTGCAGAACGATATATTGCAGCACGACCATTCAACTCGTATAAAGAACTTGAAGAATTTACGTTTACCAAAGGTAACGGAGTAAACTCTCGTGCACTTCAAGCACTTCGTGTAATTGGCGCTGCAACCTTTAATGATAATCCTAGAAACGATGGTGAGATTAAAGAGAACTTATATGAGTATCTAAACTTGCCAGAGTTCAATGTAACTATTCCTTCTCACTATTACGCATTTATTAATGAGGTTGAAGAGTTTGAAGAAAAAGGATCATTTATTATTCTTGGAATGGTAAAAACAATTAAAAGAGGTCAGGGCTGGTCTAGAGTAGAAGTATTAGATAAGACTGGAAGCGTTGGCATTTTTGATGAAGAAAATACAACAATTGAAACAGGCAAGACATACCTTCTTCTTGCAACAGACAATAGAATTGTTTCAGCAATTCCAGCAGACGAGATTAGAAGCTCATCTGATGCCTTGGTAAAGTTCTTGGGATATAAACAACTACCCTATAAGGATGATGAGATGTATGTAGTATCATTTAAGCCTAGGATAACTAAAGCTGGTAAGAAGATGGCTACGCTTACACTTGCTGATACTTCAAGAGACTTACACCCAATCACAGTATTTCCTACAGCATTTGCAAAGGCATACATGAAAATAGAAGAGGGTAAATCTTATAAATTTAGTTTTGGTAAAACAAAAGATGGAACTATAACACTGGAGGATATAAATGCTTGACCAAATGGCAATTGATTTACATGAGGCTGCAGTAAAAAAAGGCTTTTGGCCTGAAGACATTGATGATATTTTTGTTGCAAAGCAATGTATGATGATTGTTTCTGAAGTAACTGAAGTCATGGAAGCTGTTCGTAAAGATAGGGGCAGTGAAGAAATTGCAAAAGAGTTTGCAGATATTATTATTCGTACCCTAGATCTTTATGCAGGAATGGTTGAAGCAGGGTATACTAGAGAATCACTTGATTATATTTTAAAACAAAAGGCAGACTATAACAAGACTAGACCAGAAAAACACGGGGTAAGATTTTAATGACATTAACAATTGAAGAGGTACTAGCTCAGCTAAATCCTAAGCTACGTAAAACAATAATGGTAGGAGATTCTATCCCTCCAACAGAGTATGCAGAAACACCAAGCTTCGGCTTAAACCGTGCTCTAAACGGTGGCCTCCCATATGGTAGGCAAGTACTCATTTGGGGCTCCAAGTCGTCTGCAAAGTCCTCTCTATGCCTTCAGATGGTCGGTCTAGCACAGAAGCAAGGAAAGCTCTGTGCATGGATTGATGCAGAAATGTCATACGATCCAAAGTGGGCAGAGTCTTTGGGGGTAGATACATCAAAGCTGATTGTTTCTCAGTGTAGAACCATTAATGAAATGGTTGACATTGGAACCAATCTTATAAACGCTGGTGTAGATATGATCGTGGTTGATTCAATTACATCCCTACTACCTGCTATCTATTTTGAAAAAGATTCAGAAGAGTTAAAGCAATTAGAAAATACAAAACAGATAGGTGCAGAATCTCGTGACTTTAGTAATGCTTGGAAGATGATTAACTATGCTAATAATAAAGTTAAGCCAACATTGTTTGTCCTTATTAGTCAAAGTCGTAATAATATTAATGCTATGTATACTAGCCAGCAGCCTACTGGTGGTCAGGCTACTAAGTTCTACTCTTCAACAGTTATTAAGTTATTTTCTTCAGAGTCAGATAGCCAAGCAATTAAGGGCAAGATTAAAGTAGGAGATAAGCTTATTGAAGAAAAAATTGGAAGAAAGGTTAAGTGGGAACTTCAGTTCTCCAAGACCTCCCCTGGATTTCAAAATGGAGAGTATGACTTTTATTTCCGTGGTGATGATTTGGGAATTGATTCGATTGGAGATCTTGTTGACACTGCAGAATCAGTTGGGCTAGTAAATAGAACTGGTGCATGGTATCAACTAGAGGATGGCACAAAAGTCCAGGGTAGAGAAGGATTTATCAATCGTGTTAAAGAAGATCTAGATCTACAACAATCGCTTAGGGATAAACTCCGTGGCTGAAACAAATTTTAGAGTTGTATCTGGAAAGTTTTATTGCAAAAAATGTTCAGAAGAAGTTTCATCTATGAGGTTTTGGCCTGCATCAGGTGATACAACCTGGATGTGTAGCAATAAACATTTATCTAAGGTCTGCTTAATTCCACAAAAAAAGAAAAAGGCAGACTATGAGTGAGCGTGGAGAATCTAAAAGACTTGGCGCTAAACAGCACAAGAACTCAGGTCGTAACACCCATAAGGGAGATGCTACTTGGAGAAACTTTACAGTAGACTTTAAGGAATATCCAAAGGGCATAACGATCAATAAAGATATCTGGGCTAAAGCTGTAACTGATGCTATACGTAACCATAATGATCCAGCTATATTTATCGTATTAGGTGAGGGTAATGCAAAGGTTAGACTTGCAGTAATAGAAGTAGAATTGCTAGAACAGTTAACAGAAGGAGAATAATATGGCAGAAGAGAATAACCAAACACCCCTAGAGATGGTCAATGGTTTGGTAGAAATAGCTGAGTTTATGGAAGATGAAGAGCTAACGGTTGCACTAACTATGATAGCTAAGCTAATCATCAAACCAGATATTCCAGCCCCAGTTGCAAGTATTGAAATTGTTAGGCTTCAAGCTATTGCAGGAAAGTTAGCACTAAAAGCTACTTGGATGGCAAACGTTGATAAGAATAACAGAGCTAAGAAAAATATTTACTATACGGCTGCAGAGTCAGTCAATAGCTTAGTATCAGCACTTAAATATATTATGCGCTAATCTGCTATACTTATATGAACAAAGGAATATAATGACAAAAAACTTACTACATTCTGTTATGATAAAGGGTCCAGCTAAACAGCCATCCTTTCTGGACTCAGACGCTTTAATCGAAAAGATTAAGCACGGATATATTATTAACCGTGGTCCAAAGCATACTCAGAAGAAGACATTTGCTCCTTCTACAATTGCCTATAGCCATGGAGAATGTCCCAGATATTGGTATCTTGCCTTTGATGGTCAGACATTTGAAGACAATGCTGATGCCTATGGTGCAGCAAATATGACTGCTGGAACTTTGTCCCATGCAAGAATCCAAAACGCTATGATGAACTCTGGAGTTGCTAAAGTTTATCGTGATGACAATAATGAAGAGACTACAGAATTTAAAATTCGTTATGATGATCCGCCAATCTTTGGATATGGTGACGTTATGCTTGATTGGGAAGGCGAAGAAATCGTTGGAGAAATCAAGACTATGCTTAACGAAGGTTTTGAGTATCGCAAGAACTCAATGAAGCCAAAGACTGGTCACTTGATTCAGCTTCTAATCTACATGAAGATTCTTGGAAAGAAGAAGGGTGTTCTTATCTATGAAAATAAAAATAACCATGAGCTTCTTGTTCTTCCTGTTGAGGTAGACGATAACTATCGTGAGTGGATCGATAATGCTTTTCAATGGATGAGGGAAGTCCGTAAAGCCTGGGTAGCCAGAACTCTTCCTACTAAGAACTATAGATCAAACTCAAAGATTTGTAAAACATGTCCAATCCAACAAGCCTGTGCTGATGCTGGAGAAGGTGTTGTAAAAATAAAATCAATGGAGAAGTTAGTTGAAGCTGTGTAACAGATGCGATAACTACTTTTCTCCAAAGGTAAGCTACCAGATATATTGTAGCGAAATCTGCAGAGAAGAGTCTACTAGAGAAAAGATAGCCGAAAGGTATCTAGTTTCTCGTAGACAAAAAAGAATTGGAAAGAATAGAAGATGCCTTGGAGGTTGTGATACATCTCTTTCTATTTATAATGATTCAGGTTTTTGTGCAAATTGCAATGTAAGCAAGAGGACTGTTGATAAAATGCTTAAAGAGTTAAAGGGGTATATTGAATATGAACAAAAATAGACCAAATAGAATTTGTGCTATAGATGCTAGTACTAATAGCCTTGCGTATGCAGTATTTGACAAAGAAATTTTAACAGAAGTTGGAAAGATTAACTTTGAAGGAAATGATATATATCAAAAGGTTGGGGATGCTGGAAAGAAAACTAAGGCATACTTTGAAACAGTTATGAAGGCAGATGCTATAGTTATTGAGCATACAGTGTTTATGAATAGTCCTAAGACTGCTGCAGATCTTGCGCTGGTTCAAGGAGCAATTCTAGGGTCTGCTGCAATCTGTGGTATTACTGAAGTAGGAAAAGTTTCACCAATAACCTGGCAAAACTATATTGGTAATAAAAAAATATCAAAAGACGAACATGCAATGATCGTTTCCAGAAACCCTGGAAAATCAGAGTCATGGTATAAATCTTTTGAACGTAACTTAAGAAAACAAAGAACTATAGACTTTGTTGAGTTTGAGTTTGATAAAACAATAACAGATAATGATGTAGCTGATGCTTGCGGTATTGGTTATTGGGCTATAAATAATTGGAATAAAGCTATTGGAGGAATGGAATAATGCCAGAGTTAAATGCAAATATACCACCAATTGAGTGCTATGTTCGTGGTAACTTTTTAAGAGATCAGCTAGACAGCCATGATCAGTATTTCCCATGTGTAATTTTTGGAGTTTCAAGTATCAAAGCTAGAAGTCCCCTTTTTCATTTCATGATGGAAGATGGTGGAATTTGGTGGAGAATGCCAATTAATGCATTCTGCACTAAGCCAGGAGTTCCAGAAGAGCCGATACACAATCTTGTTTTGTGGAATTCCTTTAGTCCTCATGTTTCTGTTACAAAGTTTCAAGCACTAAGCAACATGAGAATGTCCTATATTGATAGGAATAAAACTAATGTTCCTGGAACTTATCTGTTTACTTTAGACTGGCATAGCCCAGAAACTAATATTTTAGATGATGGCTATTCTGAAAATCCAGGGCAACACAAATGTGGACACGTTATACAAAGAGATGATGGAAATTTTGCGGTACAGCCAAATAACAGAGTAAGAATTAAAGAACCATCCTTTGTTACTAAGAAAGATCTGCTAATAAGCAGGCTAATCAATACAAACAAATGGGATGTAGAAAGTTATGACAAGTGGATACTTGAAGACTCCAATGCCTATAACTATGATGTTATTGATACGGAATTTGACAATTAATATCATGGCTGCTAAACTATATACTAATGAAACCTGGTTGCGTAAACGCTACCTTATGGACAAGAAGTCTCCAGAAGACATTGCAAAAGAGTGTGGGGCAAGCGTAGAAACAATCTACGTATACCTTGCTAAATTCGGACTAAGGAAGTCAAAAAGATGAATAAATTACAAAAAGTAGCTATTGGGATTGGTGTTGCTGGTGCAGTAGGATTAACCTATCTTGTGACAGCTTTAAGAGGAATGCCAGAAGCATTTGATTGGGAGTTGGACGAAGAAGATGAGTGACAATCTAAACATTACAGTTGACCAAGTAAATCATCCTATACATTATACGACAGATCCTTCTGGTGTAGAGTGCATAGAGATAACTCGTCATCGCAACTTTAATGTTGGAAATGCTTTTAAATATTTATGGAGAGCTGGCCTAAAGGATGAGAGCAAAACCATTCAAGATCTTGAAAAGGCTATATTTTATATTAAAGATGAAATAAATAGACTAGAGGGCAAGTATGTCAACTGAAGAAGACTTAGTTAAACATTTAGATCAAGTAAATACAGTTGTTTCTGAATACCTAAAGGGCAACGATCCAACAATAATTTCAAAAGAGTTAGCTATTCCAAGAACACGTGTTGTCTCTCTTATTAATGAGTGGAAAGCTATGGCATCAGATAATGCTGCTATCCGTGCTCGTGCTAAAGAAGCATTGGTTGGAGCAGACACACACTATAGCAAACTAATTTCTAAATCCTATGAAGTTATTGATGAGGCTTCAATGACTAACAATCTTAGTGCAAAGACTGCTGCTATTAAGTTGGTCATGGATATTGAATCTAAGCGTATTGATATGCTACAAAAGGCTGGACTTTTAGAAAACAAAGAGCTTGCAGAAGAGATGGTTGAGATTGAACGCAGACAAGAAGTTTTAGTCGGAATACTTCGTGATATTGCAACAGAGCATCCACAGGTTCGTGATATTATTATGCAACGCCTTTCGGCTATTGCTAAAGAAGGAGAAGTGATTACAGTTGTCCACGATGTTCAATGATTTTCTTGAGGTATTAAAAGAAAATCATTTTGTTGAAAAGCCTGTAGACGCAAAGACATTTGTTGAGTCTCCAGACTATCTTGGGCAACCACCACTATCTATAGTCCAATACGAAATCGTAGAAGCTATGAGCCAGATTTATCGTAAAGAAGACCTGCTAGAAATTATGGGGGATGCTGGAGAAGCATACTTTAAAAAATATACAAAGAATGAGATTATCCTGCAACTTGGCAAGGGTAGTGGTAAAGACTTCGTATCAACAGTAGCATGTGCATATGTAGTGTACAAGCTTCTATGCTTAAAAGATCCAGCAGTTTACTATGGAAAGCCTGCAGGAGATGCTATCGATATTATCAACGTTGCTATTAACGCTCAACAGGCTAAGAACGTTTTCTTTAAAGGTTTTAAGAATAAGATCGAAAAGTCACCTTGGTTTGCTGGCAAGTATAATGCTAAGGCAGACTCCATAGACTTTGATAAATCTGTAACTGTTTATTCTGGTCACTCAGAACGTGAATCACATGAAGGTTTAAACTTATTCATGGCTGTACTTGATGAGATATCTGGTTTTGCTTCTGAGGTTGGTACTGGAAATGAGCAGGGTAAGACTGCAGAAAATATTTACAAAGCATTTCGTGGTACTGTAGACTCTCGTTTTCCAGACTTAGGTAAGGTTGCACTTCTTTCATTCCCCCGCTACCAGGGAGACTTTATATCAAAACGTTATGATGATGTTATTGCTGAAAAAGAAACAATTGAACGTAAACATACATTCATAATCAATGAAGACCTACCACATGATGATCCAGGGAATAGGTTTGAAATATCTTGGGATGAAGACACCATAGTTTCATACAAAATTCCAAAGGTATTGGCATTTAAAAAACCTACTTGGGAAGTAAACCCTACCCGTAAGATTGATGATTTTAAGATTGCATTTTATACAGACCTAGCAGATGCAATGATGCGTTTTGCGTGTATGCCTACTTATGCCTCTGACGCATTCTTTAAGGATAGAACAAAGCTTGAAAAAGTTATGACCATGAGAAATCCTTTGGATCAATCTAGAAGGTTTGATGAGTCATTTAAACCAGACCCAGACAAGACATATTTCATACACGCTGACCTTGCACAAAAGCACGATAAGTGTGCGGTAGCAATTGCCCATGTAGATAAATGGGTTAACATTCAGGTAATTAAAGATTACGAACAGGTTGCACCAATGGTTGTAGTAGATGCCGTGGCATGGTGGGAACCAAGAGCAGAAGGACCTGTAAATCTATCAGATGTTAAAAACTGGATTATTAATCTACGTAGACAAGGTTTTAATTTAGGCATGGTTTCTTTTGACCGTTGGCAATCTTTTGATATTCAAAATGAGTTACAGGCAGTAGGAATAAGAACTGAAACTGTTTCTGTTGCTAAGAAACACTATGAAGATTTAGCAATGATGATTTATGAAGAGCGTGTTGCAATGCCCATGATTCCATTATTGTTAGAAGAAATGTCTGAGTTGAAGATTATGAAGGGTAATCGTGTTGATCACCCTAGAAAAAAATCTAAAGACTTAGCAGATGCTGTATCTGGTGCAGTATTTGGGGCTATATCTCATACCCCAAAGGCAACTAATACAGTTATTGAGGTCCATACCTGGGCTTCATCCACAGCTGAACTTGCAAGAAAGCAAAGAGCTATGGTAGAATTAGAACCTAAGCAAATGACGGACGATGTTCGTGATTTCTTAGACAAATTCAATCTATTATAAATCTGAGCATAATGCTCAGGCATAACAAACGAGGAGAAAGATGAATTCATTTAAAAAAATCGCTCTAGGACTAGCTGCAGCAATGTCTTTTGGCGTACTCTCAGCACTTCCGACAAGTGCTGCTGTAAATGCACCAACTCTAGCCATTGATTCAGCAACAGATTCTGTTGTCACTGGTGAGTCTGCAACAGCAGTAGTAACACTGTCATTTATTTCAGAAACATCAGCAGACACTGCAACAGTCATTTCTGCTATGTTTACTCAGCCAACAGGGTCAGCCAAGTCTGCAACCCTATCACTTCTAGAAACATCAACAGCCTCAGTGGTAATTGCAGGCAATAATGTTTCAGCAAATATTAACTCAACAGTTAATACTCCAACATATGTAACAGCAAAGTTTCTTGTAACACTTTCTACTCCTGCAGTAGCAGGTACATATGAGGCAAGAATTCTTACTACAAATCCAGTAAATGGTCCAACCGTTACTTGGACTGTAACAGTTAGAGCAGCAGACTTAACACCTGCAGCCTCAACAACTACTTCAATTCTTAATCGTGGAGAAGTTACAACAGCAACAGCAGATGATTCTGTATATGCTCCAAAGGCAGTTTCTACAGATGCAGCAGCAGTAATTGTTGTTACACCTAAGAATGCAGCAGGCGGATCAGCAACAGAGTCAATTCTTGCAACAGTTTCAGGTTCAGGCTTGATTGGTCATGGCTCAAATGCCACAACTATTTCTGCCCAAGGTCGATCATTGGTTATTCCTTCAGGAAGCCACATTGGTGTATTCGCTGACGGTACAGCAGGAGTTGGAACAATCACTCTTACTACTCTTACAGGTACAGTTATTGCAACTGAAAAGGTAACATTCTACGGAGATATTGCATCTATCGTAGCAACAACAGTTAAGTCTGTTATCACAGTGGGATCAAATGTTTCAACAATTAAGGCAGTAGCATACGATGCTTCTGGCGTAACAGTTGGAGCAGGAACACTAAATGCCTTCTCAAGCGATGTTTCAGTGGTATCTGATTCAGGTACAGCAGCAACAATCGTAAACGGTGAAGCAGTATTTACACTTACAGGTGTCAAGGCTGGCGGAGTTGCAGTTACAGTTAGAAATGCAGCAGGAACAATTGTATCTGCTCCAGTTTCTACTCGTGTAGAGGCAGCAGCAGCAACAGTTAAGTTGTCATTTGATAAGGCTACATACCTTCCAGGAGAAGCAGCCACAATCAAGGTACAGGTTCTTGATGCAGCAGGTCTTCCAGTATCTGGTAAGACACACGCAAATCTATTTGCAACAAATGGAATTACATCAAACTATGCATTCGGTGCAGGCTCAGATGTACTTACAGCAACATCAGTTACCACTGATACAGAAACAGTAAAGTCCTACAAGGTATTTATGCCTTTGGCAGAAAACACTGTAACAATTACAGCAACTGGTGGAACATCTCTTCCACTTGCTGGTCAGATTGTAGTTACAGCATCAGCAGTTGTCTCAAATGAAGCAGCAAAGGCTGCTACAAAGGCTTCTGAAGAGGCTGCAGCAGCAGCAAAGGCAGCAACAG